TACTGCTGATTCTGTTGATTCAATAGCATTTTCGATTGTATCTCGAAGGCTAATTGGCTCTTCCAGAGTAGTCTGGTTATCCATTTTGCTTTCCTTGTGTTTAAAAAACTGTTTTACATCGACATAACTTAGTTATGTGTCGATTGCTTATAGCGTTACCCAGTTACCGTTACCTAGTGAAACATATTGTTTAGTAACTAATGTTGCTTGTGTAGCTGCTGCATCGGCAGTACCGCCATCAATTGAGTAACCTGAAGCTGGCCATACTTTGATTGTGTTAGCTGAACCGTTTACGATTGTTACTGTGTCACCAGGTGCTGCTGTGGCTGACAATGTAGGGCCGTAGTTAGATGTAGATGTTGTGTATTGCACGATGTCGCTAACAGCGGTTTGTGCGCCTTGTGTAGCACCAGTAGCTGCTTGAGCCAATGATACATAACCAACTACAGATTGTGCAGCACCGCCAGCGATACCTGAACCTGTTAAATTTGAAACTTTTGCCATTTGTTGCTCCTTGTTAATAACGCAATTTGTTGTAAACTTCTCTAGCAATATGCTCTTTCAAGTTATCCTTGGGTCTTTCTGGATTCTTTATAGGCATATCACCTGCCTCTATGCAGTTGTTACGCTTTAGATGCTCCCTATGGGCTTTCTTGCCCTCTATCATGCGACCATCAATCATTGACTGATAGGGCTTGTAGTCTTCACGAACATAAGGCAACGATACAGTGCCTTGTCTGTACATCATGGTTAGCTTTTCTTGCCAAACCTTTTCGCCTTCTTCACCACTAAGATTCCATCGCTCTAGGAAGTCAGCTTTCATTGTTACTAAATCGTCTTCTTGCTCGTCTTGCTTTTCTTCTAATCTTACTGTTCGGTCTATCTTGTCGTAATTGTCATCAAAGGTTTTACCCTTCATGCGAGTCTGTATAGAATCGCCTGTTATGTCGTTGATTGCTGCCATGGTTACATGAGCATTAGTAGTAATGCTTCATCCTCCTGTTCTTGTTGCATTTCTTTAAATCTGCCAATGATCCGTTGCACTAGCTCTGCGTCTTGAGCTAATTTACCGTAATCAATGGAATGAATAGACAAGCCTTGTGAGGGCTTAACATACTTAGCGACTTCTTCTTTTAACTCTGCTGCTACTGGCTCTGCAAATAACTCTTTTACATGGTCTTGCATTTCAGCTCTAGCTGATTTGCGTATGTGTCTTTTCTTTCCTAAGCCACCTGTTTTTCCCCAAACTGCTGGAGTAGGCGCTGTTATTACGCTTAATAATGAGTTAAACGCTGTTGACGCAAATGCGTTAAATCCAAACATTATTTAACTTCTTGCCAATTACTTGCGTCCTCATCCCACACATAAACTTTACCATCAGTAGGCATAGCTACTGGAGATGACCATTGGCAAGTGTCTTCATTTAAAGTCCAGCTAGGGAAAGGTTGAGGTGCAATAAAAGCATCACGAACACGGTCGTATGTGTAACCAATACCTGCGTAGTTTTTACGAATAGTGCCGTTGTAAGATGTCTGCACCCATTTACTGTAGCCACCTGACCAGCGGATAAAGAAAGCTTTACCCATGTCTTCAGACTCCACACCGTCAGCAGTTAGCATCTCAATGTTATTCAATGCGTGAACATCTATCACGACATCGTTTTCATCTAGTTTTGCAAAATAAGCCAATGTAAATCCTTAGAATGTAATTGAACCGCTACCTGTCCATTTATAGACACGGTAGCCACCAGCAACGGTAATTGTAGGTGAGCCTGTAGTAGATGTAGCAGCTGGATATGTATCAGCGTAACGGATGATAACTATACCTGAACCACCAGCACCACCAGTCCAAGTAGATGTACCTTTACCACCACCACCGCCACCTGTGTTAGCTGTACCAGCGTTAGCTGTTCCAACTACAACACCATTACCACCACCGCCAGCACCACCAGAAGCGGCTGTTGTTGCACCACCCCCTCCACCACCACCTGCGTATGTGACTGATGAACCAGATATACTTGAAGCTGTACCAGCACCACCAGCACCGCCAGTAGCATTTGTTCCGTTAGAGCCTACAGCACTAGCACCACCACCGCCACCACCATTTGAGTTTGCTGCTAAAGCTGCGGCTGCATTACTACCACCATTATTACCTTGGCTTGGGCTTGTAGATGGTGTATTACCTGCTCCACCTGAGCCTGCTGGGTCACCTTGAGCAGCTCCACCGCCACCTCCTGAACCGCCAGCATATCCTGTACCAACTGTGTTACTTCTACCACCACCAGTTGAAGTGATAGAACCAAATACTGAATCAGAGCCATTTGAGCCTGAAGAGCCACCACCACCTACAGTAACTGTTATAGCAGAGCCAGCAGCAACGGCAAAACCTGTCGCTGTTCTAAAACCACCTGCACCACCGCCACCAACACTACCAGCACCGCCACCAGCAACCACTAAATACTCTACCGTTGGAGTAGGACTTGTAGCAGTTACGCTATACCAAGTTGTACCGTTATAGTATTCTACGACACCTAATGTAGTATTATATCTAACCATACTAGTAACAGGTGTGCCTGGTCTTTCAGCAGTAGTGCCTGATGGCATTGTAAGTGCGCCAGTTGCTGAGGATCCTACAACACCAGAAGCTACTACAGTAGTTGATGTAACCGATGTCAATCCAGCTAATGTTGTAGCCGTTGCACCTAAGCTTACAGATGTGCTACCAATCGTTACAGCAGAGTTAGTTAGCTGACTATTACCAATACCACCTAATGTGCCACCTAATGTTAGGTTGCCAGTGCTAGTAACTGTGCCTGTTAGCGTAATGCCATTGACTGTGCCAGTGCCGCCTACGCTAGTTACAGTGCCTGAGCCTTTACCGTTAAAGGTATTCCAATCTGTGCTAGACAAGTAACCGTCAGTAGATGTAGTAGCCTGGCTAATGCTGATAGCAGGTGTAGCACCACCACTAGACACGACAGGCGCTGTGCCTGTTACGCTTGTAACTGTACCACCTGAACCTGTAGCAGATAGTGTGCCACCAGAAAATGATACGCCTGTACCTATTGTTACATTACTAAAGCCACCAGAGCCGTTACCATAAAGGATAGATGTGCCTGATGTTGCAGGAGCGTAGTCTGTGCCGCTTGTTGCAGTAGATACTACACCTGATGTTAGTTTAGCAAGTCCTGTTAATGATGTAGCTAATGTTGTTGTGCCTGTTGCAGTCAAACTAGTAAACTTACCAGCCAAAGGTGTTGTAGCACCAATGATTACATTATTAATATCACCTACACCTGTAGGATTAATGCTGACATGGCCTGTGCCTGTTGGTGACATATCAATATGAGCATTAGAGCCATTCATATTAATAGAGCCATCTACTGTACAGTTGTTGCCACCACCTGCACCCCATTGGAAACAAGCTGTGCCACCGCTAGTTCTTAAGCTACCGCCAGCAGAACTATTGGCATCGTAATATGTGCCTTTATAGGCTGTGCTAGCTGTAATTGTAGTGCCTGTAATTGTATTAGCAGTAGTGTTACCAATTGTAGGAGGGCTAGACAAGTCTAATGTGCCACCAAGCGTCAATGAGCCTGTGCTTGTTACTGTACCGCTTAAGCTAATGCCTGATACTGTGCCTGTGCCTGATACGCTAGTAACTGTACCTGTTGTATTGCTTTTGTTATTAAATGTGTTCCAGTCTGTGCTGGTGAGATAGCCTGATACGCTTGTTGTAGCAGCAGGCATAGCAATAGTAGGGGTTGTGCCACCAGAACTTGTAACAGGGCTTGTAGCGCCTACAGAGGTCACATAAGTGCCAGCAGGTTGAGCGCCTACATCACTAGCCGTCAATACGACAGTGCCTGTGTAACCGTTTACAGAGGTTACAGCATCAGTGTTGTCTATCTTTTCCCATACAGAGCCGTTAAACACAGCCCAATCGCCTACTTTCCAATCGGTAATGCCGTTTAGGTTAGTAGACCCAGCAACTGACACGACATAGTAAAAGCCTTTAGTGCCAGCAGAGCTAGTCAATGTAGGCGTGTTAGTAGATGCGTTCCATGTGCCTTGATAGTTTAAGTCACCCATTTGTGGGATTTGACTTGTTGGCACTTTACCACCAGCGTCTAGTGTCGCTACACCCAATGCAGAGCCAGCGTCTAAGTAGGCAGCAGTGCCTAAGTCACCTGGCTGTATAGCAGTGTCAGCCAATGCACCTTGAGCCGCAGTAGCAAAGCTAGAAGCGTTATAGCCACTATCCTTGATTAGCTTGCCAGTGGTCATGTTGAACGCAGCAAAGTTGTTGGCTACAGCACTAGCAGGGCCAGTTACATCGCCAGCAGATAGTAAGACTTCTTCAGATGGTAAGTCTAGGAAGATTTGTTTTGTGCCTGACGCAAAGTAAACTAAAGCACCACCGTTAGATGATGACAGCACCGTGTCACGGCTAATCTTATTGCCACTTGTTATGTAAGTACCAATGCCGACTTCCCAATCACCTGTAGGTGCGCCATTGTCATCAATAGCCACAATAGTGTAGTAAGTCGTATTGCCACCACCAACAACACTAAATGGTTGATAGCCTGTAACAGCGCCAACTAATGACGCATCTCCTGTACCAGCGACAGTAGTCGTTTCTAATACTCTATCCGCTAGAACTAATGCCATTATTGAACTCCGACTATTTTACCGTCTGCGCCTCTTACCACTTGCTTAGGTTTAGTTAATTGCTGAACTAAGTTTTGGTGAGCCATTTGTTGTTGTGACAACAAGTCTGTATTGTGTTGAGCTTGCACCGCAACCATAGTAGCCATGTTGTTATTGATAGCCTCAACCAAGCTTGATAACGCAGATGTAGGTTGCTCAATGCCACCAGGAGTGACTTCAACAAGCCCTTCTTGCTCTCTAGCCGCATTAATATCTAGTGACTTGAGGTGTAGGTCTGTTTTAGCGTTAATCTCAGCCACAACAACTTTAGTTTGGTTATCTAGGTCAGCTTTATACTTCTCAAACTCTAGCTTTTGACCTTCCAACTGCATACGCATTTGCTCTAGTTGAGCTTCCATCTGCATTTTTTGTTGTTCAGCTTGGGCTTTAATCATTTCAGGGTCTGGAGCTGGTGGTTGTGGGTTAGCAGCCGCTTGCATTTGTTTTTCTTTCTCTGCATCAGCGAATGTATCAAACTCACCTTCAAGCGTACGACCAACACGGAAGCCTTGAACACCAAACTTGAGCAAGTCCATCAACAATGGAGTTAATTCAGGCACAGCTTGAGCGCCTTGTATAGCTTTCTCGATGAACGAGCTAGTGGCTTGCAAGAACTCTACACGGTCTTGCTTCTCTTGGGCTTCATCAGCGTATAGCATGGAGTCAGTAGCAATCTCAATGCGGAATGTACGCATAGGGCTGTCTTTTAGCAACTCAATAGCTTGTGGCACTAATTGTTGATCCGTTTGACTTAACAACTCTGCACCACCAATCTTCATAATGGTTTCAGGTTGGAAGTGTTGACAGATAATTTGTGCTTTAATTTTAAGTATTTGTGAGGCAAAGCGTGCCACTTCGTCTTGGTAAGTCTTAAGACGCAATGTAGCGTACTGACCCTTGATTTGTTGAGCGGTAGCTGTTTCAGACGCAACACTAGCACCACGAATGATGTCAGATATACCTGTGATGTCGTAAATTTGCTGTTTAACCTGACCCATAGCTTGATAAGCCATGTTCAATGCGTTAGCAATAGGTGTTAAGTCCACGAACTCTACAGCACCACCCAAGCCACCTTTTTCAGCAAAGGCAGCGTAGTTCTTAACAGGGATAAGTGTATTGTTGTCACCCTCTGTGAATAGACGGCCTAGGTCAGCATTTGCAGCGTCATAGAAGCCACGAACCTTCATAGCATCTACTAGACCTTTAATACGGTCTGATAGCGTGTCTAGCTCGTTAGCTTGGTCTTGGTATAGAGTGAAGTCAGGAACTGGTACAAGTGTTTCGTTAGTCAATGTAGCAAACATTGGCTCTGGACAGGGAAAGAACTCCTCTAACTGCAATGGGTCTTCACGCTTGTCTAGTATCTTGCCCATGGATTTACTAATCCAATAGACGCACTTCTCTTCTTTGTCCCATACCTCGTAGATTAGACCACGCTTAGTGACACCCTCAGTCATCTTAGTGCGAGGCTCATCAGGTGAAGCGTCTAGTGGTATTCTTTTCCACAAGTCATCAAACTTGTCTTCAGGAAAACGCTCTTTAAGCATTTGACGAGTCATGTAGACTTTACGCCATACACAAGACACCTCATCCCATGTCCTGGCAGAGTTATGACCGAAGTCACGCCAATGCACATAGTCTACAGGTGTTTGCTCAATGTCTAGGTATTCAGATACATTGTCAGAGTCTAGCTCGTCTTCAGACACGAAGGTGTCATCTGTTTCAATGATAGGCTCGTAACGGATCCATGATGTACCACGGCCGCCTAGGAAGCGATCATAGACGCATGAGTTAAGAGAGTGGTAAAAGTCTTCTGTATTGCTTATCTCGAAGTCTAAGGCACGCTCTAGCAGCATAGACGCAACCCTGGCTACAGGATCACTGTCCTTGTGTCTGCGTGACACATCAGGTTTAGGCATACGGCTAAAGGTTGCAGCCTTCAGAGTCTGTACATTAGCCCACAAGATGTTGTAGTGAGATTGAGCCGTAGTTGTTGTACGGTCATCACGGTAGCGTTTGAGAATCTTCTCTACACGACCTTCCCACTTAGCAAACTCCTTGTCGTACTGGCTAAACATATCAAGGTATGTTTGTACCTCTGACATTATTTGCGAAACTTTAGCCATGAATAATCCTTAAGCGTAAATTACTGTAGCGTCTAATGTGCCACTTACAACAATATACAAACCATTTACGGCTGCGGCAGGTATTGTGTACCATGTGCCAGCAGTAGCTGATACTGTGCCTGTGATTTGTGTTGAGGTTGTAGTTGTCGCTGAATCATAGATAGTAAATGTACCTGATGATGATGATGTTACAAACACGCCCAATAGCTTAGTGGCAATAGGTGATACATTGCCTGTTGCTGAAATGCGTTTATATCCACCTACATAATTAGCAATACCGCTCATAGTTAAATCCTTTTAGGTTGTTTAGGCTGTGTGGCCCATAGTTCGTCTAATGTGACATCGGTCTGTCCGACCATAATGCCTCTAATTGGTTTGTCTTCTACCACAGGCTTATGTTCTTCACGCCAGTTGATAGCAGCATAACGCATAGCATCTGCCGCATGAGATGTCCAATCGTGCCTAGGTTTATCCCTAAACATTTTTTTGTCATCATCCCACTCACGCTGATACTGTTTGAGAGCCTCTAGGCCATCATAACAACGCTCTTTATCAAACCATGCTTTAGGCATCATTTGTCTTACCGCCTGTATGCCATCATGTAGTGATAGGCTA